TCTGCCTACATCCTATCCCGGCATTGTTTGCACGATTAGCTTTCGTGAAAATGCCAAGTGCAGCGGCTCGACCACCTTTTGGGATATGACTGATGCCCTGCGCGAGATTGGCATCCATACGGGGACTGGTGGCGTGGGCGCAAATGATACCTATAGCTACTATTGTACCATCTGGGCAGATGCATTCCCAAAGCTTTTTGACCGCTTGCTGGCGGATTATGTTGGGAATCTAATCGGCATCGCTGCCAGCGACTTTTCGGTAGAGGCAGTATGAAGCTTGATATTAGCGCACAGATTGCTCATGGTGGAGCACAACGTGTCGCGGCAGTTCTCCTGGAAATGGGCGTAAACCTGCCTGCAAGAATTATAGAAGATTTTGTATCGCCTGCTGGCATTGCCCTAGTGGTTCGCAAGCCCAACGGCTCGTGCTCAGGATTGATGCGTAGCGGCAAGGTTCATTGGAATGTGAGCCTGCCGTCTAATGTTGCTGCGATTCTTTATACAGCAGGTCACGCCAAGGTAGTTAGGATTCCCGATGAAGCTCCACGACATTGCGATCCGCCTCACCTTTGATGAGTGGTCCGATATCCGCTATGGCGGTAATGGGGTTATGTGGTGGTGCAGCCATAGCATAGCTGCACTTCTTAAGTCGGACAGTTTAACTTTGTCCGCAAGAGGCTTGGGATTAGCTGCTGCGCCATTCCGGCCAGACCCGCAACGCCTTACTGTTGACCGACTACGGCAATTAGATAGGGATATTGCGGCAGGTGGAGAGGCGCGGGCATTGTCGATATTCTATGCCTTCATCATGGAGTGCAGGGTAAATGAAGCTGGCTACCATAGCAATACAGCAAGCCGCGCAGGCCTATGACTGGGAGCGAGTCCTGCATATTTTTGCCGATCATTTCAGGCAGCCGGCCCTAGCCACAGTTCTACCGTATCCGCGAGTGTACGCCTTCTCTCTAGAATACTGGCTTGCAGATTACAAAGAGCCATATCCGATGGCGCACGTTATAGTTAATTGCGGATCACGCCTTTACACCTGCGACTTCGAAGGGTTACATCACAGGACTAATTTGTATCGCAACGCTAATCCTTTTGTCGTTAAGTTCTGGCTAGAATAGGCAGCCATTACAGCTCCTAATAGATGGAATACAAAATGCAACCGCAACAAATCACAGCGCACGAAGCCACGAGTTCATTTCTTCAGCAATCCGATAAGCAGCTCCTGCATAACCTTCATGCCATGAAGGAGGGGGTAGAGTATTACCTTGATGATACTTGGCTAAAAGAATTGAATTCCGTCAGGCGGGAGAACGGCATTTCGCCGGTAACAGATCGAATTAAATATCCCCTCCGTCGCAATGGCAGCGTTCTGTGTGTAGCGGATGCTTTCACGCTTGACTTTGGCAACTCGCAGAATGTTGCTTTTTCTGCCATTCTGGAACTGACCCTGCGCCTAGCTACCAGCGTTGCTCGCGAGCATATCGTTGTTGTTGGGGCCATGCAGTACGGCGGTATCTGCTCTGACGATGAAACCTATAATGACGGCGTAATCTATATCGACAATCGCAGGTACCGCCTCACACTTTTCTGAGGGCCTTATGAAGCTAGACATCTGGGCGCTAGAGGATGCTGCTCGAACGGGAGATACCGCGAGGATCGTAGAGATATTTTCACGAGCTTTTCCTGATGCTTGCCTAGATAGCATAAAGGACTGGCAGGTGCGGAGGATAGCGAGCGCACCCTGGCCCAGGGTTAGCTGCCGGGTAGGTATCGACAACTATGTGTCAGTGGATTGCAGAACCTTCTGGCATCTCGTGATGGCTCACAACCGGGTGCCTAATATTATTATAGAGGGTTTTCCAGATCCGGACGCTGCTATCTAGATGGTGCAACGTACTTAACACTACCGCTTAGAATAGGTCCTGTAACCTGTGTCATCCCTGCTTGCAGCAGAGCGTTAGACTGTACCGGTCTACCACCCTTAGAAGTGGCTATAGTTATATGAGGGATGCTGTTAGCGCAAGGCAGCTCAATGTGTACGGCAACTGCCTGCACGTCTTGGTCTGCCGCCCATCCAGTGACCTCTAGCTTTGCTGGGATATCTACCTGGACAGAATCCAGTTCCTCCTGAGTTGGTTGATACTTAAGTGTGGTGTGGTGGGCATAAACTTTCTGGTGGATAGGTATTTGTACTGTTTCACGCCACCATGATAGTAGTGCCTCATGACTAGCCTCATCCAGCACTATGGCAAGATAACCGCCTGGTACGGCAATAGGAGGGGAGGATTCGTAACCTGCATATCTTTCGAGAATTTTATCTAGTGAGTCAGCATGGCGATGATGCCCTGCTTGATCCAGCTCATTTGCAACCTTAACTAGTCTTTCTAGGATTCTCATTTCTTCTCCGCAGTTATTTACGATTAATTGCAAGATTGCTAGACGGCAGTCTGGAGCAGGCGATTAATAAGCGAGGGCCTTATGAAGCTGGATGCTTGGGCGCTAAGGGATGCCGCGGCTCGCCGTGATAGCAGGACAATCCTGGAAATTTTTTTCGGGGTTTATCCTCGGCTCGCTGATTGGGACGCAACGGCCCGGCTAGCTGATGAGCAATGGCAATTTATTGTCGTACCTTTTGACCCGCCAGGCGTCATTCGACTTGCAATGCTGCACGGATCTTATGGTTGGAATGGCTACGATTACTTTACGGACTACCGCCGATCTGGCCGCCCTATCATAAGATTTGCTCCAGACTTCTGCTCACCGCACCCGACGTACCTGAAATGAAACTAGCTAGTTACGAGATAAGAGAGGCGCTAGAGAAGGATGACTTACTAGCTGCCGCGAACCTAGTTCTAGCGTATTTCGGTGTGCCGGAGCTTGCGGCACTTCCGGGTCTAACAATCCATTCTAAAGGGGATGCCTCTATCATACTGCTAATGGCTGGTGAGGATTGCTACGAATGGTACAGTGATAGGGGATTTCTTTTTACCCGATGGGGGCTGCCGTCAAGCGAGCAAGCGCGATACCAGTTGATTCACAGAGTTGCTATCTGGAAGTAGCTGTAAAGAATTTCAATATGGATACATGGCCGAGTGGCTGAAGGCGCACGCCTGGAAAGCGTGTAGTGGGGAAACCCACTCGAAAGTTCGAATCTTTCTGTATCCACCATACTTATCTCAGCACAGTTATTTGGAAAAATGGCCGAGCGGCTGAAGGCACCGGATTACTAACCCGGCGTACCGAAAGGTACCGTGAGTTCGAATCTCACTTTTTCCACCAAGAACAACCAGACAAAATACACGGCTCCTTCAAAGGAAAAGCAAATGACAGACGAAGAGAATGCAGCGCTGCGAGTATTGGCTGCGTCTGAGTCCTGGCAGGTAGAGGCTGCTGATGTGCCCGCTCATATGTGCGTGAGCCTGACTAAGGCAACGCTGCTGCAACTGCTTGATGAGGTTGAGAGGACAAGGGCAGAAAGTGCTCGGGCTCGCCAGCAGGTGCGGCTTATTACTGAGCAATATAAACCGGGCTGGATTCAGGGTCTTGAGGCTGTGGCACGGCAAGCGGGTTACGATCCTGACACGGCGCGGCATGAAGGCGTAGAGCCACCGGACTTTATTCAAGATGTTATTGACGGACTGAGGGCCGACAATAACCGGCTGCGGGATGCTCTTCACGACATTAGAGAATTCGCATCGCAAGAGCACGTAATGCGTTTTGATGACGGGGACATCCCGCTTGCGGACTTCTGCACTAATGCGATTGCCAAACCAAAGGATGACGTATGACCGGCGAAGTAAATTCAGAACTTTTTGCTGCAATGAAACAAGACTTGGAGCGAGGGCTTGATCAATTTGGCCGGTATTCTTTCTGGGACAAAGGCCCGAGTGAAGTTTGTAGGATTCCTTATCGCAAGCTCAGGGCCCTGTCTCCGCAAGACGCAGCAGCAACGCTGCAAGCTTTTTCAAAGCTTTCTGACGAAGCGCAGCGCTACGTTCAGACCGCAGTAGTGGGCCTAGACGACTGGGATGAGCTATTCGATGAGTCTGCTCCCTGGCATGGTTTCATTTGCGACCATTACTAAAGGTACTCATAGATGAACAGCAATCTTACCTATGAGCTTTATGCCGAGACATTAGCGCGCTCAATCCCCGCACATCCAGGCAAAACAAATGAAACTTTCTACCTTCCAGATTCAAGAAGCATTTGATGCAGGTGATTATCTTCGGGCAGCAATCATAATCAGCCGCGAACTGCAAGGAGCACCAGAGCCATCTGCCTTGGAGACATTTAAAATATTCGAGTTTCGCCATCCACATGCCAACGCACTTGTGCCTTACGAGATTCGCATTTGGTGTGGACGCCGCTGCTGGTACTGGAATGATCTGGAAGGCTTTGTAGATTCTGATTTCTCAGAATATGATTATGATCTCGTAGAACCACAGAATAGAATTTGTGCAAGTATTTACAGACTGAACAGCTAGGCCGGGGCGGCGCTAAAGCCGGCCCCGCCCGATCCTGAGGGTCGAGCCGCCGAGCCGAACGCTCGAACGGCAGTATGGAAAGACCAGCGTGGCTGGCTCCCGGAGTCTGGGTCGTACCCAGTTCTTTTCAAGCAGCTCTGTGTTGTGTCGGTGGCACAGAGTCCCTCCTAAACCCGACCGTCCAAGAGGACGCGCGATAACCCCTAAACAAGGATAGTCAGATGGACATCTCGCAGCTCATTGATTTCGATTCGCTCCTCCCCACCACGCAGGCTCGCCTGCTCACTGGTGATGCTGGCCTTGGCAAGTCCAGCGTGGTGCGAATGATTGCTCAGAAGCGCGGTATGCGGGTGGTTGACCTCCGCCTGTCGGAACTTGAGCCCGCCGATCTTGTCGGTATGCCTTTCGTCGATAAGCTCGCCGATGGCACCGTAGTTACCCGTTACGCTGCTCCGACCTGGTGGTACGATCTCGAGAACGCGGTTCTCTTCCTCGACGAGATCGACCGTGCCCGCGAGGACATGCAGCCTCTCGCCATGCAGCTCACTCTTGACCGCCGCGCTGGCGGTCGTACTCTTCCAGACAGCACGATTGTGTTCGCTGCTGGTAACGGTCTGAAGTACCAGACCGCCACGCTCGACCAGGCTCTCTGCAATCGTTTTGCGATTGTTGACTTTACTCCCACTTCTTCCGAGTGGGTTAGCTGGGCCAGCGACCCTGCCAACGGCGTTCACCCCGCAGTTGTGCAGTTCATCACGCAGCACAAGAATCTTCTGGATATTCCAGAAGGCAAGCGTGGTGTGCCGAACGAGGCTGTCACCAGCCGTCGTAGCTGGACCTTCCTCGGTCGCACCCTGATGAATCGCGAAGATACCCGTGATTCGCTGTCGGAGGTTGCTGCCCGCGACAACCGCCTGATGGTTTACGCCGCTCCGTTTATCGGTGAGGTTGCAGCCAATACGTTCTCCAGCTGGGTTCGTGATAACTTCAAGCCGCTCGATATCATGGATATCTTCAACGGCAAGCTCAAGAGCCCCAAGGGCTTCCAGCTTACTCAGGTTATCCAGGCTCTGCGTGATGTCATGGAGGTAATGAACCGCGATGACATCAAGGACGAGCAGCGTATCAATGCTGCCCTGTTCTACAGCCGCATGGGTCACGAGCCCTTCTCGGCCTTCTTCGAGGCACTTGATGATCGCCACGGTGACATCATCAACAAGAGCCCTGACCTGAAGGCTGCTGTCCGTGCGCTGCTCGATGCGAAGGCTAAGATTTACGCTAAGCCTGCTGCTGATGGCACCACCGCTGCTGCTTCTACCGAGGCTCCAGCCGACTCCGCTGACAGCGACGATGCTCCCAAGCGTGGTCGCAAGAAGAAGAGCGTCTGACATAATCGGCGCGGAGGGTCAAATCTCCGCGCCTTTCCTGGTTGGACCAGGCGTTTAGAACCCCTAACCCAAGGATATGTATGACCTCTCTCTTGAATCTTAAGTCCCTTTCCACGGGCGAAATCGTGGAGATGACCGATCAGGAGCCATTCATCGCTTACTTCTTCCACCAGTCTACGATTATCGAAGACGAGGAAATGAAGTTCGCAGCCGGTGTTTTCGTAAAGCATGGCAAGCCCACGCTGCTTATGAATCCCAAGATGATGAACTCCTTCTCTGTCCGGGAGAAGATTGGCGTTATCGTGCACGAGTATCTGCACGTTGCGCTTTCGCACTGTACGACGCGACTGACCATGGAGCCAGATCGTCGCCGCACGGAAAACATTGCTAAGGACATGGCGATCAATCAGCTGATCACCGACCCGCAGCATGGCAACTGGGATCTGCCGGAAGGCTGTATCTCACACACCGATCCGCGATTCAACTTCCCTGCCGGCCTTTCTTCGGAAGAGTATTACGCTCTTATGAAGCAGAAGTTCTCCGAGCAGGAGGTTGCTGACCAGTTCGGCGATGGCATGGACGACCACAGTGGTTGGTCCGAGGAAGATGACACGACTGGCACTCGAGTCGTCAAGGAAATGGCTCGTCGCTACCTTATGGGTCGCAATGCGGATCGTGGCCGCACCCTTAAGGCCGGTAGCATGGCCGATTCAATGATTGAAGAAATTCTTTCAGTTGAGTCCCATGACATCGACTGGCGTGCCAAGGCTCGCATGTGGATGGCTCGCATTGCCGATCCCAAGCGTCGCCTGACCTGGAAGCGCTTTAGCAAGCGTTACGGGTTCCCTTTCCAGGGCGAGAAGACAAGCGTAAAGAATAAGATTCTTGCGATTGTCGATACCTCCGGCTCGATGAGCGAATCGTATCTTGCTCATATCGGCGGCCAGCTCAATCTCATGACTCGCATCATGCAGATTGACGTTGTGTTCTGCGATGCCGATGTGCATGGCAAGATCAAGAAGTTCCGCCCATCGTCGCAGCTTGCTTTCCCCGGTCGGGGTGGCACGGATATGCAGCCTGGCTTTGATCTGGCTGTTGCCGATGGTTATCGTGGTGTTGTTTGTTTTACGGACGGCTATCTGTTCCGAGAACCCGTGTGTCCGATCACCACCCTCTGGGTCGTGGTTAACAACGATGGTTTCAAGGCTCCGTTCGGTGATGTTGTCAATGTGAAGTGGAAGGACTGATAAGATGACTCTCTATGGTATTATTCGTGAAATGCTTGCTCGCGGCGATCTGACTACCCGTCCCTCCAACCACGTTCAAATGGGAACCGGAGAAACGCTCGTTTATCGCGACGCTCCTGTTCGTATCTTTACCGAGGTATATTCGCTCCGGGGTCTTGTTCCCCCAGAGAAGGTTGTAGAGTTCGAGCGTCCTACTGACGTGATGCTCGATACGGACTATAACCTGATTACGTCAGCGCCAAGCTGACAAAAGGAGCCCCGCTGTACGGGCAGCGGGGCTCCTTTTTTATATCAGGTCATTACTTAGAGAAGGTAACAGGCGGCAGCAATGAAACTGGATAAAATAGTTTTCTACAAGCTAAAAAGCTGCCGCTGGATTACCGACTACACCGAGCACGCTAACATTATCACTACTGATGGCCGGGATACTATTGCCAGTCTCTTTTATCCAGAAAAGCTTAATGGCAAGCATTATGGCAATTATAGCTTTGGCGCAGGCTACACTCACGAACTATACATAATGAATCCCGGAACCTTTTACCGGTTTTCTAATGATGAAGTGTCAGATGTAATAGATGCTCTGGCCAAGATAGGCTACATCCGTGAAGATGGTTGAAGCATGAAACTAGCAGATCAAATCTTTACCGTTCTGCCACCCAGCCAGTGGCATACCGCTATTGACCTGCCGTTTCCTCCGGCTTGGCATGGTATAGCCTGCAAGCTTTCTTCTGGAGATATAGAAGAGCTGACGTGGCAGCGTAACTTTGCAATTGTTGCCGATTACCTGTCAAGCAGGAGCAGCGGCAAGCTTAATGTATACTACAGCGAAGGTGGACCTAACCAGCTATCTATTACCTGTGCAGCGCATATAGATATTGCTGCGCTACTGGCCACAGCAGAGAGTCGAGCAAGAGTATGGCATTGCGGATGCTGCGCTACTCTGTACTACAACCCCTAACAAAAGGAACACAATGAAGATTTTTGAGAAGTCCAACAATGAGCTGGGCGCTATTTATATTGCCTTTGAATCTCCGGTCAAGAACGAAGATCCGCATCTCAAAGGCATGTCGCACCTGCTCGAGCACATGATCTGCTGCTCACTGGACGACGTTGAGGAAAAGCTGGACGAGCATTGCCTTACCTACAATGCTTATACCGGCGGGGACGAGGTAGTATTCTTCCTGTCTGGCCTTAGTAGCGAGCTTGCTAAGTTTCGAGACTTGTTCGTAGAGCGGATTCTGAGCTACAAGCCTCAGGTAGAGCACTTCAATAAAGAAAAGAATATTGTTCTACAGGAGTACGATGACGCCTATAGCGAGAGCGGCTTCTCGAGCTTTGCTAACTACTCCAGCCTGAAGTTCGGTTATGTGGGGCCTATTGGTGTGCGGTCTGCCATTGAGGCAGTAACCTTTGAACAGATTTGTGATCTGCACGCGCGGGCTTTTGCTCGGCCTTCAAAGATCATCATTATTGACCGTGATGACTTCCCGGTACAGGCCGAGTTTGCCGATACCAGCAGCGCAACCTATACCGGTTTCAGGCATGTCAATCATGATGCGCCTGTAGTGCCAAGCAGCATTAACGTGCTTAGTGCTTCGCCAATCCTGCCGCTCGATGGCGTATATCATCTTCAGATTATCCAGGCCACTCTTGGCTATGGACTAAAGAGTCCGCTGTATCAGGAGCTGCGGGAAAAGGCCAGCCTATGCTATTGGGTTTCGGCCAGTGCCTATAAGATGAACGACGACCACATCATGGTGGTCTCTACATCTACAAAAGATTCTAATGTTGATCGAATCAAGGGCCTGACTCTCGACGTGCTATCTAATCCCGAGAAGCATTTTACTCGCGAGCGCTTTGACATGATGATGGCTAATCGCCGCATTGCAATCCGCATTGCAGAGCAGAACCTGGCATCTTCGGGCTTCCGCAAGCACCTGAACTCTTCCAATGAAAAGGTTTCGTTCCTGAAGAACATTGACCGTATCACATATGATTCAGCGCTGGATTACTTTAACCGCTACCTGAATCCCCGCAATGTCGCGTGGGAACAGGTTGATGATCGCGATATTCGTCAGATGACCTGATAGGTCGGGGCGGGCCTAAACCCGGTGCGCCCCGATCCCGACGACCGCAACCGCAGCACGTCAGCTAACCAAGGGAATGAAAATGGCTCAAAGCATCAGTGAACTTTCTCCGATTGAAATTGTTGCTCTTGGCTCCATCAAGTCTGGTGCAGCCCGCGAAGAAGTCCAGCCGGGAGAGCACGCGGTAGATTTTACCGTGCGTGTTACTGGCAAGGTCAAGGTGGGTGAGGATACTGAGAAGGTGCCTACCGCTCGCTTGCCGCATCTTGCAGTCATGGCGCTGTTTATTCAGCGCATGGGATTCCAGCGGGACCAGGCTATTTCGGTGCTGCTCAGCTGTATGCATGAGGCAATTGCGCTTGACAAGGATGCTCGCGAAACGCTCCTTGCTAATTTTCCTGAGATTGCGGAGTGCGAGGAGAGCCTGCGTGCAGTGATGAGCAGCTTGCCCCCTATCCGTGAACGGGGCCACGTCACAACCAAGCTGGTAGTGGCTGCCACCTGATGTAATAAGGCAGAGTGAAACTGGATAGAGCGGCCATGATAATTTCGTTCGCCGAGCAGGATTGGCCTGCTTGTGCGCGCGCTATCGCGGACTACTTCGACGTAGAAGTAGACCTAGATGGCTTAGAGGTCTATGTTCGACCAAGTGACGAGCTACCTGTACCACGGGCGGCTAATGCGCTGATGCTCTATCCGGTTCATGGCTGGCGGTTCGACTGGCACAGCGACATGGGTTTCGTCTGTTCGATTGCTGCCAAGAAAACATATTCTTCGCCCATCACAAGCAAGACGCCTCGCATTCGTGAGCGAGCTGTTCTGGAAGTTTTCCTTAAACCCTAACCATAGGAGCGAGATAAATGCGTTATCTTGATTTTGTAGTACCTCGCTGAATCTCTTGCAACCCAGTTTAGGGACGAAGAACTTCAGCATCAGATTGTTGCCTTTGCTATAAAGGGCGGAGTGGCCGTAGACTTCGGTGTTAACAAGCTGCGTTATTCCCGCAACACCTCTGTGTTCCGGCGGTCAATGCACGCCGAGATGGACTTGCTGCGCAAGCTGGGACCAAAGGCAGCCGGCAGCAAGATTTTTATTTACCGGTTCAATAATGCTTCGGGAGCAGACTCCCGACAGAATAAGAACGGCAAGCCGTGCCTGCTCTGTCAGCATTGCCTGAAGAACGCAGGCGTTGCTCGTGTCAACTACGTAGATGATACGGGCGAGGTGTGTACGCTCAAGAACCGCGATATGATCGAACTGATTGGTGCGCCCAGTAAGATTACGGAATTCTTTCTGGACCGCTTCGAGGGCAACCACCACGGTAAGTTTGACCCAAAGTATTTCGTGGCGAGCAAGGGGTGAGCCTTGAAGCTAGATTCATGGGAGATTGAGCAAACGCTGCGTGCTGCGGATTATAGTACGGCAGTTGCCCTAGTTGCAAAGAACTTTGGTATCTCTGTGCCAGATAATTGCTGCACGACGCTGTACACGGACAATCACTACATTCCTGAAGTTTTCATTGACTTTGGCAACGAGGCTTTCGGTTGGGCGCAGGGCCCTGGCTTTTATAGGGAGGCGTATCCCACAATACATCCGGTCGAGCCAACGGTTGCCATCTTCTACTATGGCAGGTAAGCATCATGAAGTTGCGCGTCTGGGAAATAGCCCATCATCTTACTACGGTCTTGAATCAAAACCCTACTGTATTCAGGAGCAGCCCGCCAGTAATACAGATGTGGCTTATTGGAAAGAAGTCTGCAATTCTTCAGCGCGGAGAAGGCATTGCGCTATCTTATGGCGGATGTATGTCGATTTACTTTAACCCTGATCTGTGCAAGGTAAGTGCAGACATCATTGCTGCCGCTATAGATTGCCTTGATAAAACGGTAGCAGACGAGGCGGGTCTCAGAAGGGCTATCGCGGACACGGTCTCAGTTATGACCTATCGGCACCTATGATGTGGGATATTGTTTAACACGGGCCTGTGTGATTCGGGCCGGGCCTAAACCCGGTGCGGCCCGCTCCCGGCGAGCGGAACCGCCGCGACGAAAGGAGCAATATGCAAGTTTGTGTTGATTGTGGATCAGAGTATGACCGCGCGGAGCGTGCCCGCAGCAAGGTAGGCGGGCGTCTTAATGTGTGCGAGGAGTGTGCCGAGGAAGCCGGTGACATCCAGAAGTATACCGGTTGTATTATTTACGGGCACAAAACAGCGGGCGCACTGCAAATAAATGCAGATCCAAAGCTCACTGAGTTCCTTATCAAGGCAACACGCCTAAAGAACAAGGGCTCTAACATGAACGATAATACCGTTCAGTGTTCCAAGTATCGTTCCAAGACTACCGGCGCGTGCGTTGTCACCGCCGATGCAGTTGACTACAAGAATCGCAGTGGTATCTAACCGAAAGGTGTTATGAAGCTCGATAGCATTCCCGAAGTTCGTCTCGAGAATATCAATGCTGGTCTGAAGAGTTTTTTCACACGGCACGGCTTGCCCGTTATTCAGATTACGGGCAACAGGGCAAAGCAGCTACTTCGTGCTTTCCATGACGCGAACGCGACTGCCTCGCTGCGAGGCAGGGCGGCTCCCGACCTTACTCTCGTATGGAATCGTGTGGGCGGTGGCAGTGATAACAACTTCCGAGCTTATAACGAGATCTCGTTCTGGACGGCGCGGAAAGACCTTGCCGAGAAGGAACTGGACGCAGAGTCACTGGCCGTTGTTCGTCAGGCCGGTTGGTTCAAACTGCGGGTTTGGATTGGCAGAGGGCAGAAGTATTTTGTTTTCAGGATCAAGAAGTAGTGTTGTTTAGCTAAGTCAGCACAGAGCGGGATATAAATGGCAACTAAAAAGAAAGCTGCTCCAGTGCCGGCACTGAAGCCGGTGTATGAGTATGCAGCGGAAGTAATCCGTGTAATTGACGGTGACACGGTAGAAGTTTTCATTGAGAAGGATGTGGGGTTTGACGTAGTAGTGCGCTTCAAGAAACAAGTGCGCATGGCAGGCATTGACGCGCCGGAGAAGTCAGGGGCGACTGCTGCTGCCGGTTTGGCTAGTAAGGCTCTTGTGCAGAGCTTGCTGCCACCTGGTACGCGCATCATTATGCGTACAGAGAAGCCGGATGCTAAGGAAAAGTTCGGGCGATTTCTTGCCACTATCTGGCTAAACGGCGAGAACCTTAGTGATCATCTGATCAAGGTAGGAGCGGCCAAGGCTTACTCGGGCAAGGGCAAGAGAGGGACCTAGCCCGTGAAACTGGAATGCTACGAGATCGCACTTGCCATACAGGAGGGCAGGTATGATGATCTGGGCCGTGCAATGGCCGAGCATTTTGGAGTGCCAGAGCTAGAGGTCATTGCGATTAATCGTAAGCCTGCGATCATTGAGTCTGACTCCTTGTCAGCCAGATATTGGGCGACGATTGTTTTCGGTGGTCGCGGCTACCACTGGAAAAGCGATATTGGCTTTATAGCTGGCGGCAACTATCCCTCAGATGAAGTAGCGTTTTATATAGTCATGAGGAATGGTGAATAGTATGCACTTGCTTCTTTTCAGTAAGCAGCTCAGCAAAAACAAAATGTTCGAGTTGCAGGTATCCCACTTTGGGATTCGTGAATCCCGTTCGCTATTTAACTTCGTGTTTCGCTGGACCATCCGCAGGCATCACACGGGGCCTGCGCTGTACATTGATCTACTTGGATTATATTTCGGTGTTAGTATTTATGATTGCAGACACTGGGATGACGAAGCAGACGACTATGTCAACAGCTAGGTCGGGCCGGGCCTAAACCCGGTGCGGCCCGATCCCGAACGGCGACAGCTGAACCCGAACACAGGAAGCAATATGGACCGGATTGATTCAAAGCATCATCTCGCTGCGCTTGCCCGTCGCGCGTTCCCAAGCTACCGTGGCCGTAAATTCCGGGTAGTTGTCTCGGATCGCCCGCGTCGCCTGCTCTCATTCTGGGATGGCGGCAGTCGCGACACTTACATGGTTGTGCAAAACAATAATGTATTCGCGCCGCCTACGATTGCTCCTTTTGGCCGGGATAGCGCTCCAGACTATGTCCCGGTTCCTGGCGCCGCGCTTGTTGAGCACTCGATCTTCATGGGCAAGGATGTTGGCTGCACCATCTACATTCATCCAGAAGATTCTAGGCTTGCTGGCAACGGGCAATGAGATATTGCGTCAGGAGAGACCATGGCAATCGTTTTCGTCGGCGAAGAAGTCGAATCATTCTATGTGCTTGCCTCTGGCAAGACTAAGTTTAAATTTGTCACCGAGAATGCGCATGGCTACTTAGGCATGACTCATGATGCATTCAACCCGCTAATCAGGCGCTTCGGTTCCCGTAATGATGCGGAGGCTTTTGCAAATAGCAGATGCTCTAGCGCCAGCAAAGCAGTATCGGCCGCTATTCCTCGACAACTTATGGTAAAGCTGATATAAGGAAAAGCGTTCTTTCTTAAAGACCCACACCATCGACGAGGCCCATGAAGCTTCAATCCTACGAGGCGCTATGCGCCGCCGACATCGGAGACTATTGCCGTATTGGCCAAATAATGGCAGAACACTTTGGCGTGCCAGAGCTTTACTATATAGCTCGTGAGGCGACGCCATCATTTGTAAAAACTCCATCTACCCCTAAGTACGCCGTGAGCATCATATCCGGTGGACGAGGCTATCACTGGTTTAGTTCGCTAGGATTCGTTATGGGTAGTGCGGATTACAAATCTGACGGGGTGCATTTCGACATAGTTGTCGGGGCAGGAGGCCGGGCTTCCCTTCGGGAATTGAAATGAAGTTGTCTACCTACCAGATGCTAGAGGCACTCGATGCCGGAGATTGGACTACTGCCGTTAGACTAGTAAGTGATGAGTTCTCATTGTCGCTCACCTCTGTGGTGGCGGAAATACGAAGACCATTACGAATTGCTAGTTGGCGCGAAGTTTGCATAGTTATGCCTGGGCCATATATATATGAGTGGACTACTGAGGACGGCTTCCTCCAGGTTCCTATTCAAAATCCAGACTTTGATTTGCCGAGATGCGTTATCTGGTGTCCCAATGCTCTGCCCTGCAAAATTCTGATAAACCTCTAACAAAGAGATAGCAATGAAGTTTAGCTTTACTCGCCGCTCTAAGAACTCCAAGACTGGCCCGATCCCAACTGTCATGGCCAGCCGAGACACCTGCCCTCCTTCATGTGAGCTTTATAATGGCGGGTGTTATGCCCGTGGCGGTATGGTTCGCATTCATTGGGATCGCACAACCAGGGAAGGCATGTCTCTGGATGAGCTTGTTGAAGAAATCGAAAGCATCCCTCCTAAGCAGCTTTGGAGGTATGCCGTAGCTGGCGACCTGCCGGGTACAGAAGAAGAACTCGACGGGGCTGCTCTGGAAAAGATTGTTGTCGCTAATGGCGGCAAGCGTGGCTTCACCTACACCCATAAGAATCCGACTGCTGCTGATAATGGCAAGCATATTGCGGAAGCAAATAAAAACGGATTTACTATCAACCTGTCCAGTAACAACGCTGCCCAGGCAGATACCTATCTCTCTCTTGGTATCGCGCCTGTCGTCACTCTCATGCCGGGCGATATGCCGCAAGACTGGAAGCATTCTGAAACTCCGGGAGGACAGCGCATTGTCCGTTGCCCAGCCGAGTATAGAGACGAGGTAAGCTGCTCTACTTGCGGCGGTGCTGCCGGTGCTCTCTGCTCGCGGCCTGATCGTAACTATGTCATTGGCTTCACCGCTCATGGCACAGCGAAGAAGCGTGTGACCGCCGTAGCCAAAAAGCATCTTGCTATTATTGACTGACTGCTGATTATGGAGATGTCTTATGCCAAGCATGTCTGATGAAATCGAGCGTATTGCTAGGCTATATTTGAGGGTAGAGGTTCTACGCACCCGTAATTCAGATAAGCTGGATTTTCATGATCTGCATGTGGCCGAGATCAAGGCAGCTCTTACAGCCGCTTACATGGCAGGCGCCGCCTTCTCTGCTACGGCAAAAGGGCAATCTATTGCCGAAGAAACGGTGAAGTCGGGTATCTAGCGGTATTAGAGGCAAGTACATGAAGCTGCATAACTGGGCGATTGGTAATGCTCTTGCCGCTGGTGAATGGCGTGAGGCGGCAGATGCTCTTGCAGATGCCTTTGGCATAAGTAGATTGCCGCGGTCGTCGCATCTACTTGATACTATGAGCATTACGGATTGTCGAATTGCTGGCCAAAATATACCTCCTCAAATAAAGCTTATTCTAAATAGCACGGCCTATATCTGGGTAAGCCCCGATAGAAAACTATCATCATACTCTTACGGTGCTGACGCAATCTATATCTTCGCCAGGCTTTTTGAGCGGAGGGCGTAGCTATGAAGCTTTACGATTACTCTATGATGTCTGCGCTACAGGAGCGCAGATGGAATGATGCCTATGGCATCCTGTTGCAGCACTATTCTTTGTCGCCGGATTTACTCAAAGGAGTTCCAAGAGAAGCTAGAGTCGAATACGACAAAGCCAGTTATTCTAGTGTGCAGATTGTGCTAAATGATGGCGGTGCGCTATACTGCAACGGCTACAGCGAGGACGGCCGGATTTATTTTCGTTGGTTCCTAAATGAGTCTAGTGCCCCCTTCCGCTACATAGAGAGCATGGGCATTCATTGCGGGCCAGAATATTGGCACACCAATTATCCTTAGTGCAATAAGCCCCGCCAGGTAACCATGACCCTTGTTAGCTTTTCATGCCGCGTTTGCGGAGCTTTTGTATCCAGACCTGATCGCAGCCGATCCGGTGGGTACTGTTCTCCAAAATGCTCTGCCTATGTCCGCCATGCTTCTTCCGTAAGCCGCAATAGGTTTGTGGCAATGTGCATAAGCCCAGATCCGGTAGAAAACAAAATAAACCTAGCTCCTGATTGCAGTGCGATTGATGCGCTACCAGTCTTGACTCAGGAAGCTCTCTGGCTTTTCCTGGTACATGTTACAAACACCTGTTGTACCGCTAGGCAGGCGGAGTGCATCGAGTTGCATTTTGGTCAGGGGTTAACCCAGCGGGATGTTGCTAAAAAGCTTGAACTGAATCAGTCCTCAGTTGCCCATTCGTTATACGGAATTAAGCTTACTTCCAAGCGAGAGCAGGATGCAAAATATCAAGGAAAGTATTATGGCGGTGCCATAAGGAGCATCAGGAAGCAGCTTCTTGCCAAGTCAATGCAGGATCAACTACAGGCGGTAATGACTGGCGCCGGCATTCCATCAGCTGACAGGTCCTAGGAGCATTGGCCAAAAGAAGGTAGTCGATTAGCTTACTGTTATTACTAATCGAGTATCACGCCACGCGCTACATAAAGATTATTTATGCGGGTCGGGATTGCGTCAGCGAGAAGTTAATCTGCATAGCTAAGTACCAGTGCGCCGCTCATAGCTGTACTAATAGTTCTAACGAAAATAAGTTAGCGCTATCTAGCTCGGGCCGCTGTCCTTGAAAAAGGATCTATTTAAAATAAATGTCAATAAGACCCGTTACACCAATAGACCTTGAGAAGCTCGTACCAACAAATGCGAGCATCATCGTCGATCTGACTTTCGCCCCACTAGAGGCTATCGTTGACGGTGTACAGGTATTTGACGGGGCATTTTTCCAGGCATCCTGGACAGGCTCGCTACTTAATCTAACCGGAGGTGGCCGTCGCCTTGTGCTGACACCGCCGGCCCCCTTCGCACTAGAGCAGGTAGTTGACGTAACTATAAATGAAACTGGCGGCGCTACCGTATCATACCGCTTCCAAGTAGGCATTGAGCAGGTCACTCCTAGTGATGACAACAGGAGCCCGGCTCTAACGCAGTCTACCGGAAGTGATTATTATTTAAGCTACATCAAAGATCCCGGCACGATGTATGTGCGGTTCACTAATCCACTTAGCCCAGAGATAGCGCTTATTAGCGCAAACATTGTTGACATTGGCTTTGACCCGGTACTAAATAAAATAGTCGTCTTGTTCGTTAACAATGGCAACGTGTACGTTACAACGGCTAATCCGGGCGACGCTCCTAACTCAATTACTCCTCCCGCAGAAATACAAACTCCTACAAAGGCTGTGTCTCTGTCCTATAGCAGTTTGACCGTTGGTGCCAATGGTGGTGCCGGTCTGCGCAGAGCTGTGAGTGCGTTTCCACGGCCAGCAACAGCGATTATAGTCGGCCTTGATCCGAGGATAGTGCGCATAGCTCGCCCTACTGAGCAGCCAGAGGCCACATTTTGCGTGGGCTTCATTCCCTATAAGACATCCGAGAAATATTCTACTGGCAGCTTTCTTCCCTTTGTGCCGCTGCCTGCTGGGGCTTCTTATGTCGAATTTACCGATCCAGCCCCTACTCCCTTTGCCACCTATGCCGCAATAGCAGTATATGAACAGGGCCAGTCAACCAAGCTAGTATATTCTGCCTTGGGCGAACCAGATCCAATAGGGGTCGGTTCGCTGTCTGGTGCTGACGTTCACTTGATCCAGCCTTCAGGCCAGGGAGCGCGTACTACTATAGTAACAGAAGACTTCCTGCCTGTTAAGCTTGCCTTGCCCGTGGACGAGGTCTCTGTTTCGGCTACCAGTGGTAATGGGGCGAGGTATCTCATCGTGCAAGAGGACTTTTTGCCGCTGAAGCTTGCTCTTCCGATTGACAATGTATCTGCGGCAGTAGTGGGATCTGGCATTAGGTGCGGCTTCGGAAGGTAGCAGGAGCTCGCCCCAGGGCAGCTAGGTATTAGATTGACCGATTGTTTTCTATCATTAGGCTCCGCTTTGAGTGATGACTAAACACACTCTTTCGCTTGGCCAGCTACTAGAGCTACATCGCCTAGAAGGCAGGGGCTCGTTTTCTATAAAACCTCATGGCCACGTTGATATTGTAGTTCGAAATGCTGATGGCTCTGTCGACCAGGCAATGAGCAAGAGCAATCTTACTACTAGCCTTTGGAATGATAACTGGCACTTTAGCTATGGTTCCACTTACGAAGATCTTACAAGCATGTATGTTATCATACTGCCAGAAGATGGCGATGATATGAATCCATACAAAACCATGGGCCGCCACCTGTACCCTAATAACTACGAAGTTTTCACCACGGCCTCTGTAAATACTTCTACAAAGACGTATACTTATACGGTGGCTTTCGGCCAGCCTTCCTCTGATAGGACAGTGCGATACGTTGGTTTAAGAACTAGCATCGCTGCACAACGGACCAGTGGCGCAGCCAGATTTGCAGATGGCATATTTGCCATGACCAAGCTAACTTCTGATATAACGCAGACCTCCTCGCAGACATTAGAGGTAGTATATCGCGTATCTTTCACGAGGTCATGATAATATGAGCAAAACAAAAGGAACCAGTGCGGTAACGACCTCTTATGGATTTATTGTTGCCGATGACGAGCGCCGGGATAATAAAAATATAAATCCTGACGAGCGCTTGCAGGAGCTGCTTTTTAATGCTATAGTTGCATCAGGTAGGTCCTGGGCAGGCAACACTTCTTTCGGCGCAAACATATCATACCTTAGACCAGGCTCTTTTCGCTACATCAAGCCAAATACCTTGGCCATATCTGGAGCCCCTAATTACGCCCTCTCGACGAAGTTCTCTGCGGTTCCAACCGCATACCAGGCTAATGCTACGGTCTCATCAGTTACTCAAGCCAGGGCTGCGCGCAGGGACTTTACTAGCAGTGTTTTTACTTCTAGCTCAACCGGATATTCATTTGGCGGACTTGGGGCATTCATAAGATCTACTCCCACTGGCGCTACTGCCACTTCCAGTGGAGCCGCAGGGTTGCCTTCAACCACTCTGATAGGCGCTGCTTTGTCGTGGGTTGATGTTCCCGGCACTTCAATTAGCCTGGTTTACAAGCACCCTGTGGCAAGGAAAGCCTGGTTCAACGAAGTAGGCCAGGTAGCGCTTAGCCAAGGAGGCATTGAAATTGACGGCCCCTATTCGCCAGGCGAAAGCAATCTTCAGCACATGGGCTATCAGGTTTACTATGCAAAGAGTGGTGGTACTGGCAGGCCCGGCGATCCATCTAATCCTGAACTAACTTCACCAATACAGGGTACACAGGGAACTACCAGTTCCGTAGCCCCATCCACATTTGTCGATGGCCAGTCTCAAGGCTTATTTATAGCCGGACATGCTTCTGGAAATTACTTCATTAGAGTTAACAGCGTAGCCGGTCGTGGCATATATAAAATAACTGGATTCGTAGATGCCAATACGGTTACAACCGATGCTCAAATAATCAATCAACCATTCCCGGACTCCAGCTCTTTAGAGTGGGAAGTAGTCACTGGACCCATCGGTGAGTATTTTTGGCGCAAGCGCAGCTACGCGGCAACTGATGCATGGGACAATGTCATGCTGGCTAGCGCCGGTAACTACACTCCTTTGAGCGGGCTTCAGAACGAAGTCATGGGCTTGCAGAGCTCTTCTACTCCAATCGTCGTGAGCACTCGCGTTATACACGATAGGGGTGCCTGTTGGTGGGCTTTGGCCAATAATGGCAATGTACCTCTTATGCGCTGGGTACATAACAGCCCTCAGTCTTTTGAGCCAATGCACACCGCCGGTAAAATAACTGGTCTTTCTGACTGGCCATTTCTTGCCGGCAACACCAGAGACATGGCCATAGACGACCAGAACAAGATCTGGATTGTTGGCGATCCAGTCAGCGGCACAAGCATACGTGATGGCATGGTGTCAGTCCTGCGCGTCGATCCATATCCAGCGGGCAATGCCGAGACGCCAGCGCTTGTGTCGTCTTTCTCGGGCAATATGTCTGCGGCAGCTACCCCATCCAACCCCCTAGGTTCGAATGAGATAGAGGGAATCGTATGCGATGATTCAAAAGTATATGCTCCTAACACGCGCGTATGGCTGCTTCCTGGGCCAGCTAATGCTCTCAATGGCATTAGCTATAGCGATGACTACGGCGCAACTTGGAGTCGCCTACACGTCATAGATAGCAGCGACAGGACTGGTACTGTTTCAGTCTCTGGCTCATCAGTTACCGGCATAGGCACTTCTTTCAATACAGACCTGGCGGTTGGTGATTGGGTAAGGTTTGCAGGCGTTAGTCGCAGCTTCAGAGTGACGGCTATAGCCGACGCTTTGTCGATGACCATAGACACGACTTACGGAAATCCTGGCACACTTTCTGGCGTGACCTACCGTCGCGGCGCACTTGATAGCAGCACTCTCGCTTGCATAAGTGTTATAACAACTACATCTACCACTGGCGTTGGCACTACCGCTTGTGCGGCGCCCTGCGACTACGACAGTGACGGCTATCTGTACTGGATATCTTCAGATAGAGACTCTGTCGTTCGCTGGTCCGAGTCCGATGGCGTAGCTACTGCTCTGAGCAGAACGACTATTGCCACACCATTTACTTTTGGTGCAGGATCTCTTACCTCACTAACTGTCCAAAGAATTCCAACGCCCACTGGTGCCACTACTCATCCTATGCACAATGCAATATGGATAGGCAGTCTTTCAGAGGGAATGTCGCTGGTATTTCCAATTTTCGACGGCTCTCACGTTAGATACAGCTCTAGCGCGACCAACTCATGGCCGACGCAGATGACGATGACTGGCACTGTTTACATGCCTAGGGCAATTGTCAATAGACAGACTGGTCATGTATTTATTCACGCGAGAAACTCGGGCGGTTCCGGTGATCAGCACTACGCTGTCGACCAGACTAGTCAGAGAATAGGTCAACTTACGAGCCTTGGCTCTGCCAGCAATGCGGTGGACTCGGGTTACCTTGCAACGGCTGCGGTAGCAACTTCATGCGAGTACGATGAAGTGGGCCTTGGTATGCGGGCTCTTATAAATCCGACCTATTACAGTGACTTCAACAGCAATACGCATTATTGCGGAGGTATTCAGGGTGGCCCATGGCTTTGCGGGCGATGGGATGGCTATACCTGGCCGCTTGGTTTGCTTAATAGCATTAACGACAATATAGACTTCGGAGGTCTACTTAGTCCCGTCGGGCCTTACGTCGACTTCGCCACATCAGTGGGCAAAGGTCTGCGCCGTATGCACCCATCCTGGGAAACACTAGATGAAAGCACAGGACTAAGAATTCGCTTCGTAGACACAAGTCCTCAGACAGTGGCTCAGTCTCAGCAGTTCCTGGTTGATGAGAATTCAACATTTGTTTGCTGGGTTGGACAGGGCAAGACTAATACGCAGACTGCTTTCTATGGCCTAGACTACTATACTAATCCGACTATTATTCGCCTACAGGAAGAATCAAGTAAGCTGGGGCGTAATATATGGACACAGGACGGAGGCCTTGACGGAGGCTATGTATTCGGGGATAGCTCTGCCGGTACGCTGCCACCTTTCTCGCGAGGTATATCTATCCCATCAGAGTTCACGCCTTGCGGCGGTTCTCCCCTGCCAGCACTACAGAGCACACTATCAAACACGAGTGGAGGAAATCACCAGTTCGCTGTTGCACTGCGAATAAAACCACAGTTTGAGCTGACCGCTGATGGCAGCGTGTTTGGTGCGTCGGGAGCAACGCCAGACGATAGGAAGACTTTCCAATCTACGGGCTATACCTTCACAGTTGCCGATATTGGCAAGTCTATCATTATAGAAGGTTCTAACGGCAATACACCTGACAGCGACAACGGTCAGGCAGTCATCGTCTCGATTGATCCGCTTGACTCAAAGCGCGTCATTACCGACAAAACTTTTGAGCATGATCACTCCGGCCTGCGCTGGAAGATAATGGATATTCCTGCCGTCTCGTACGCCGTTATGTCATGGGACAGAGCTTACGGGGAGGAGGTGGCAGGTAGCTATGACCTATATCTGTACTCAAGCAAAGATCTAGGCGTATCCTGGAATGAGGTTAAGAGGGCGCAGCCAGTCAACGACAAGCCTGCTGGCAGCGACCTAACCCCTTACCAGAGCCCAGACATAACATATAACATATTTAATTATTCCAAAAGAACATCTACCCTATCCTCTTCTACGAACGAGGGCGAGAGCGTACTAGATCTGCGAGCTAACATTTCTACATCTATTGCAGTCATATTTGATTTACGCTCTTTGCCAGAGAATGAAAGGCGCAGGCAGTACTGGAAAGTGCGACGACTCGGTACAGGCATCAGCAATCCTGCCAGACCAGTGGGCGTTCACCTCCTTGACGAAGACATGCAGTTCATCGGCGTGCCTGCTAACTGCCTGCTTTCTGATGCAACAGATCCGCAGTTCAGAAACGCGGTCGTAGATGAAGCAAGCATCATAGCGTTTGACGGCGGTGCTGCGACGGTATCTGCCGTTAACCTTGGAGCCAGCTACACTAACAGCGTAGTGCTCTCTACGGGCAGTTTCTTCGACGCCACCGGCACTGATGGTGCAGTAAGTGGTTCCAACTTCTCGTCTGCAACAGCCGCATTCCTACCGCAGCATGTTGGTCGTTATATAAAGATTAGCGGATCACTGACCTCAGCAGACAATGGCTTCGCTGTGATAACTGCCTATGTTGACGGCAACACTGTTACCACGGACAAGGCATTTACCGCAGCCAGCGGACTAACCTGGGCTTTCTCTCGCGTAGGGCCAGGAGATTCACTCCGCGCCTATGATCCCGCCTTTACAGATCCAGCCCTGTCAGGACTAAATCTTTCTGACAGTCTTTTCACGATACAGGATGTCGACTCAACTACACTTACGCTAGCATCTTCGCTACTGCCGGTTGCAGTAGCAAATAAAGAATTTATCATAGAGCGCTCGGCTGGAGCCGGCGATAGCACTCTTGGAAACCGCATCGATAATGCAGACGATCCATCTCCTCCTTATGATGCCCTTAAGCGCTGGTCTTACTCGGCAAGCTTCGGCGCGCTAGCTTGGTCGCGCGAGCACGAGTTCGTTAATCTACAGACTGGTACAAACGCTACAACAGGTGCAGATGACGATGCGGATGGTAGATCAGACGTCCTTGCCTTGCCCGTCAATGTTTCTGCGCTAGCAGCGGTTGGCGACTACATTGAACTGATTGGTTCAGCTACCTTTGGCCGCCGTGTGTTTGAGATCAAGGCTATTGCTAATGACAGCCCGGCCCCCGGACAGTCGCTTGTAACTGTTACCTATGATGAGCTGCCAGTCAGCACTACCTTTGCCTCGTGGAATATAATGCGAAGGAAGGATCAGGAATTTTATTATCCAAGAGTCCTGATAGCTACGAAGTCCTGAGGGGTGGGGTAGTATGGCATTTGAAATAGCGGCCCGCGTATCAGCTCTAGGGCAAGCATCATTGACGCGCTTCTTGCACATCAATGGTGCTTCCTATTGCGTATACGCTGCCAAGACGCTAACAAATTCCTATCAGTTTTATTATCGTCCAATACCTGCTGTGCCTGACTACAATGAGCAGCCTGTACCAGGTACAGAGGTTGCGATTGGCCAGCCGATAGCGCTAGTAAACAGCTTCTACGTAATAGAGTCAAATGACAACCCAGGACAGGCTCTATTCCTGTATGACGATGGATCTTTTGTCTGGAGATTTATTTACGACTTCACTACTAGTGTCTTGGTAGAGCAGCCAGTGCAACTGTTTGCTGGCGCAAACCCCATCATGGTGAGCGCGATTGGAGACATAATATCACTGTATCTTCGAGAGAGCAATGTGCAGTCTCGAACTGATTTCGGTCCGGAGTCTACAGTAGTGCGGCCGAGTGGTAAAGAAATAGAATCTTTTGCAGCCCGACCGAGGACTGGCGTAGTAATACAGTATGCTGGGGCGCATGATCTATCCCCTGATACAGCTACATTGCTGCGCACTGATGCAAATACAGACCTGCTATACGTGATAGATAATCCAATTATAACTGACTTGTCCGGCAATGGGCGTGATGGTTATTATACTTCGCCAACATTTTTCTCTGGCTATGGCGTCTGCTTCAGAGAAGACTCCGCGCCATTAACCTGCGGCGCCTTCCCTTTTGCCAGTGCGATAACAACAGAGACGTGGTTTGTGCCTACTGGATCTACCCGGATAATTTCCGTATATGGCGGGCCAATCTCCCTTACCATCACAGATAACGAGTTCTGGACTTTCTCTTTTGGCTCTACCACCTACAGAGCCCGCCTACCGCTGCCGACAGGCAGGCGCAATCATGTAGTAGTAAGTCATACATTTGGCTCTGGCGCCGCTACATTTATCTCCTTAAATGGTAGGCAGATACCGGGCTCTTGGTTTGCCGGGACTGGCAACGAAACGCCATCACTATCCGGCGGGCTCACTGTGAAGCTTGGATCTGGCGACTTGTTTCAGGAGTTCAAGGTATCCAGAGTAGCTAAAACTATTTCAGCCATCAAAAGCTATATGGCAGGCCTGTCCTGAATTATACCTCAATAAAAGACAAGGAAGATAAGTAAGTAGCAGAATCACAAGAGGTCCAGCAGTATGCCTAGTATCTTTCTAGGTCCATTTGATCTAGACGACGTACCACCGCAGGTATCCAACCAGGTACCTTCGCCGTCGTCTACGAATGTA